GCGTCAGGCCACGGCTGAGGATATCCAGGAACTGCAGTCACGGCTGCACGAAGTTACTGGCCTGCTGATGCAGTTCTACGCCGGCAACGCCGAAGCCGAAGACACCTTGGCCGGCATCCAGAACGCCATGCAGGCACTGGCTTGGCATCGCGGCAACGTGCAGCAACACGCTCAACCACAACTGGAGTTTTAACCATGACCGCACAGCAGATTTTTGACGAACGCTTTGGCCGCCCACATGACCCGCGCAGTAAACCCTATAAGGCTGGCGTGCTGTATATCTTGCGCCGAAAGGCAGGCGAGATTGAGCGACAAGTGTGCCCTCATGCGACAGGTTCATCCGAAGCCGATGCCTGGTATGCCGGTGTCGATGAGGGACTTCTGTTATGGCGAGCAGAACAGCGGCAGGAGGTACAAGCATGAGCCAAAACACCTCAGGGAGTAGTAGCGCCATTCGAGCGCTGCAAGTACTCCATGCATTACGCGGGCACACGCTGGATGGCGTGAGTAATGGCGAACTTGCCAAGGGCCTTGGTGTACCGGCCCCTGCAATTACACGCGCGCTTGCTGCACTGATCAGTACAGGTTTCGCCGTAAAGCTGGATAACGGTCGATTTGCACCGAGCATTGCGCTGCTTCAGCAGGCAACTGCACATGCAGAGGAGCTGGCGCGGGCTAGCGACCGGATTAACGAATTGAAACAGCGAATTTTCGCGGGCTCACGACGGTAATAGGAATACAAGCATGGATCGTAATGATGCAATCGGCACAGAAGAGCAAAACCATGAGCTAGCACTTAATGTCCAGTCTGCTCATGACCTGCAGAACAAGAATGCGGCCTTGCAGAGCGCCTTCAGTGAGGAACAGCGGCAGAAGACTGCAGTTGTGAATCAGCGCATTGGTCGCCGCCAAATCCTAACCATGTTCGAAAGAATCGGTAATGTTACCAACTTGGTCGATCTTCAAAAAATAAAAGAATCAAAAGAATACAAAGGGTTACAGATTATTGTAGACGGTGAAACTCGCAACGTTACCACTTGGGATGACTATTGCCGTTTAGTTGAAGGTCGTTCCAGAGAGTCAATCGACCTAGATCTTCAAAACCTCAATGCCTTCGGCGAAGAGATGTTTGACTCCATGCGGCAGGTCGGCATAGGCCCTGGAACAATGCGCGCACTCCGCAAGCTACCGGAGGAGGACTTCATTCAGATTGATGAGGTCGTGAAGAGCAAGGACGAGGAGAAAATTAAAGCCACGATTCAAGATCTGCAGGAAAAGTACGCCCGAGAGAAACAGCAACTCGCCAAGGAAAAGGAACAGCTCACCAAAGAACGTGACGACGCCCATGCAGATAAGCAAGCACTCGAAGAGGTGGTCTCTGACAAAACTTCCAAAATTCTGGACCTTGAGAAACAGGTCAGCCGCAAACGCCTGGAACGCCTGCCACCAGACGAAGAGAGCCAGCAACTGCGCGAGGAAGCCAACAGCCTGTTGTTCGATACCGAAACCGCTATTCGCCAGCTGGTAGCACCGCTGGAACAGGTGGTAGCCCACGCCAACGATCACCAGCTGGATGTCGGCCACTGGCTGCGCGGGCAGCTGGACCAGCTGAGTGAAGCCACCGAGTACCTGCGTGAGCAGCTGGGCATGGTGACCTGGCAGCCATCAACCGACCCAGATCTGGATGGCGAACAGTGGGACGGCCAGGTCATTGATGCGGAGAGGACAGTGCAATGAACACCTTGGCACAGGGGCAGTTCCTGCTCGACGTGGCACAACGTGCCGAACAGGCCGGTCATGGCGGCAAGACGGAGATCTACGCCTCTGCTGCCGAGCAACTGGGTGTGAGTATCCACACGTTGTTACGCAAGCTGTCGGAGATCCGGCCCAGTACCCGTAAACGCCGTGAAGACGCGGGACAGAGCGCCTTATCACGTGATGATGCCAAGGCGATCTCGGCCTACATGATGGACAGCCGTCGCAAGAATGGTAAGCGCCTGTCCTCCCTGGAGGATGCGGTGGAGGTACTTCGGGCCAACGGTGAGATCGAGGCTGGCCGGGTGGATGATGAGACCGGCGAGTTCTGCCCGCTATCGCTGTCGGCCATCAACCGTGCCCTGTACCAGTACAACCTGCACCCGGAGCAGCTGCGCCGCCCCAGCCCCAAGCAGGTGCTGGCCAGCAAGCATCCGAACCATGTATGGCAAATCGACCCGTCGCTGTGCGTGCTCTATTACCTGCCCACCAAGGCCGGTGAAGCCCTGCAGGTGATGGACGAAGCCAAGTTCTACAAGAACAAACCGGGCAATATCCGCCGCATCGAGAAGGAGCGGGTCTGGCGTTACGTCATCACCGACCACACCAGTGGCGTGATCTTTGTGCACTACGTTCTGGGCGCCGAGAGCGGCGTCAACCTGCTGACCGCCTTTATCCGCGCCGCGATCAAGCGCGATGGTGATCCGTTCCACGGCATCCCCCAGGTGGTGATGGTCGACCCCGGCAGCGCCAACACCGGTGCGGTGTTTCGCAACGCCTGCCGGGCGCTGGGTATGCACCTGCAGGTGAACGTACCGGGACAGCCCTGGGCCAAGGGCCAGGTGGAAAAGGCCAACGATATCGTCGAGCGCTCGTTCGAGCATCGGCTGAAATTTCTGGCGCATCCGCCCACCAGCCTGGATGAGTTGAATGCCGCCGTCGAGCAGTGGATGACCTGGTTCAACGGTACCAAAACGCACAGCCGTACCGGCAAAACCCGCTATGCCGTGTGGCAGACGATCCGAGCCGACCAGCTGATCATTGCACCCGATGCCCAGGTGATTCGCGCCGTAGCCATGAGTAAGCCAGAGGTGCGCAAGGTGTCGGTACAGCTGGAGGTGAGTTTCCGTGGCCGAGCGTATTCCGTCGCCGGTATTCCCGGCGTTCAGGTGGGCATGCAGCTGGAGGTAATGCGTAACCCCTGGCACGAGGATGTGGCTGGCGTGCTCTACAAAAACGAGGACGGCCGCGAGATTGTGCAGCTGGTACAGGCACAGGAACTCAACGAATACGGCTTCCCGATGGATGCACCCGTGATCGGCGAGACCTTCCGCAGCCATGCCGATACCGCGCTGGAAACCAATCGCAAAGAGGTAGAACGCTTCTCCATGGGCGCCGGGAGCGATGCCGAGGCCGCCGAGAAGCGCAAGCGTGGCGCTACACCTTTTGCTGGTCAGCTGGACCCGATGAAACCGATTACTGATACCCAGCTGCCCGATTACCTGCCCAAGCGTGGTACTGAGCTTGATGTGCAGGCCCCAACCGTTCAGGCGCTGCGCCTGAACCATGTCGAAGCCGCCCGCCGCCTGCGCGATCGCTTGGGGGATGAATGGACGGGCGAACACTACAACTGGCTGGTTCAGCGTTATCCAGAGGGTATCACCGAGGATGACCTGCCCGGCATTGAAGCCGCCATGCGCCGATCCAAACCGACAGCGCTCAGAGCGGTTGGAGGTGAATGATGTCAATGCGACTCGATCGAGTGCTGAGTTCGTTGGACTTTTCCAAGTCTGACCTGGCCCGTCAGGTACACCTGTCTCCAGCAACGATTACGCAGCTGGTGCGTTACAACAAGTGGCCCAAGTCACGAACCGTTGAGGATTTTCAGGCCGAAATCATCGACATCCTGCGTGCCAATGGCCTGAAGCCTTATCAGGAAAAAGGGCTGTTCGAGTTTGAAAACCGTCCTCTGGCTCCAACCCAGAGGACGGCCCCAAGCCATAACCCAAACGCTGAGCAAGAGCATAACTTGGAGAGCATGATGCTACTACGCAAACAGACCCTGAAACCAGATACCAAGCGCATTTTCGGGTTGTTCCGTGACCCGTTTGCCGAGGTGCGCGCCGCTGAAGAGGTCTATCTGACGCACGATATCCGCTATGTGCGTGAGTCCATGCGTGTCGGGGCCAAGTTTGGCACCTTTATGGCGATCGTCGGTGAGTCGGGTGCCGGTAAGTCGACCCTGCGCAAGGACTTGGCCACCTGGGCAGCCAATGAGCATGACCCGATCATCCTGATTGAGCCCTACGTGCTTGGCATGGAGGAGTCCGACGAGCGTGGCAAAACGCTGAAGGCTGGTCACATCGCAGAGGCGATTATGCGAGCGGTCGCACCTGGCGACAAGATCAAGGCCAGCTCTGAAGCGCGCTTCCGCCAGTGCCATGAGGCCCTGCTGGAGAGCTTCCGCGCCGGTAACCGTCATGTGCTGATCATCGAAGAGGCCCACGGCATGCCGATCGCCACCCTCAAGCACCTGAAACGCTTCTATGAGTTGGAAGACGGCTTCAACAAGCTGCTCTCCATCATTCTAATCGGCCAGACCGAGCTGGGCCGCCGCCTGGACGAACGCAACCCGCGTGTGCGCGAGATCGTGCAGCGTTGCGAAGTCGTGACCCTGCGCCCACTGGATACTCACCTGGAAGGCTACCTGCAGCACCGCTTCAAGCTGGCAGGTGTTGACCTTGCCCAGATCATGGATGCCAACGCCATTGAGGCGCTGCGCAACAAACTTACCGGACAGGGGTTCTCCGCGCTGTACCCCCTGGCTGTGCATAACGTCGTGACGGCCGCCCTGAATGAAGCGGCCCAGCTCGGCATCCCGAAACTGACCGCTGACCTCGTGAAGGGGGTGTGACATGTCCTGGAACCATAACCGTGATCTTCAAAACCAAACCGTTAGCGAGCACATGGCTAAAGCCAGTCTTGCCATGCACACCCTGCAAGCACTGGGCCTGACCGTATTGAACATCAGCGGGATCGGCGAACGCCCCCGCATCCAGATTATCCCCGGAGCAGGGTGCAACCAGCTCAAGCCTGGTTACCGTCGCCGGTTAGTCAGTGCCGATCACCGCTATATCGAACGCGTGGCAGACATATCCGGCTGCCTGGTGACATGGGAGGAACGCACGTGAGTTACCACATCATCAATCTGGCACAGACCCGCATGCAACAGCAGCTGGTGTTTTGGGGCGTAGGCAGCGAGCCAGACACCACAGACCCGCGCCGGGCCCTGATCGTCAACGAGGAGTACCTCAACCGTAACCTGGATCGCTACGACAACGGCCGTACCACCCGCGCAATATTAACCCGCGTTGTTGAGAGCTACACCGGCGACTGGCGTGAGCTGGTCGGCTGGCCGGTACCGGAACACGAATTGGAACAGACAGGAGATGCCGCATGAACCACGCCGTACAGCAACACATACCCGAGGGGTACATGAAAAACAGCGCCGGCCACCTGGTGCCGGTCGAAACCATCAGCGATATCGACATGGTGCGCCATGAGCTGGTGCACGAAATCACCCGCAAGGCGCTGGAACTGCAGCAGGCAATGCGCGACTTCAAGATGAACACCTTGGGCGATGTGGAAGCGTTCATCGACCTGAGCGCCGAGAAATACGGCGTCAGCATCGGTGGCAAAAAGGGCAACGTCACCCTGGTGAGCTTTGATGGCCGTTACAAGCTGCAACGCGCCATTCAGGAAAGCATCAGCTTTGACGAACGCCTGCAGGCCGCCAAGGCCCTGATCGATCAGTGCATCCACCGCTGGTCCAAGGGCAGTGCTGCCGAGATCCGTGCACTGGTGGAACATGCTTTCCAGGTCGACAAGGAAGGCAACATCAGCACCGGCCGCGTGCTGGGCCTGCGCCGCCTGTCGATCGACGATGAGCAGTGGAATCAGGCCATGACCGCCATTGCCGACAGCATCCAGATCACCGGCAGCCAAACCTACATCCGCCTGTATGAGCGTGTGGGTCAGTCTGACCAGTGGCGCGCCATCCCGCTGGATCTGGCCAAGCTTTAGGAGTTCCACCATGCCCAAATTTATGACCATTGGCATCGAAATACCGGATGAACTCGAATACCCAAATTTCAATTTTGGCGGTGAGATTTTGTCCGGACGGATAGTTTCAGCATCTGTTCATGATGTGTTCAAACAGCTGGATGCTACGGAAGAAAAGCTGAATCAGGTCGTCGATATCGCACTTGAGACCTTGTCTCTTCACGGGATGGGTAAAGAGTGCGAGGACGCTATTCAGCAAATCCAATCTCTAACTGGGTCAGAGCCAGGGGAAGAAGACATATGAACAATAACGGACAGTATGCCGGTGTCATCACCCTTGAGGATTTAGCCAAAACTCTGGCCTTCCAAGTAAAGATGACCGAGCACCAAGCCTACCAAGCCCTGCTGATGTTCGGCCACGTTGTAGTGACCTCTGTCGCACAGGATAAGGCTGTCCAGATCGAAGGCTTTGGCATGTTCGATAAAGGTTATAAACCCAGCGGCGAGCCGGCCATCCGGTTCCGACAGCACAACAGCGCACGGGAGTTGTTGAGTCATGGATAAGAAAATTCTGGACAAGATCAAGAAATGCCTGGCATTGGCCAAGTCCAACAATGCCAACGAGGCGGCGACCGCGTTGCGCCAGGCACAGAAGCTGATGGCCAAGCATGGCATCACTGGCGATGACCTGGAGCTGAGCGAGATTCAGCGAGCCGATGTATTTGCCTGCCCGGCGCAAACTCCATCCAAGTGGGTGTGCCATTTGGTCTCCATCATCAAAGAGGCGTTCGGTTGTGACTCGGTGCTGATCGGCAAGTTCAAAGGCTGCGATGTGGCGTTCATCGGCCCCGGCAGCAAGCCGGAAATTGCCAGCTATGCCTATACCGTACTCCACCGCCAAGTGGTAGCCGATCGCACCGCACATATACGTGGCCTGGGCAAACGCCTGAAGCCGTCAACGAAGACCCGGCGTGGTGACCTGTTCGCCTTGCACTGGGTGCATTCGGTGTATGCGAAGGTGCAAAAGATGGCGATGTCTGAACGCACCTGTCAGCTGATCGAATCGTTCAAGGAGCGGGAATTCAACAATCTGACCACCACCGAGGGCCGAGAAAACAAGACCAATAAGCGTGACGTGGCATCAGCGCTGGCCGGGCGTGTCCAGGGCCGTAAAGCGAACCTTCATCATGGAATGGGTGGCAGCGCTGAGGAACAAACGCGAATCGGAGCTGGGGCATGAATGGTAAACATGACCGTAGAAATCGTGACTTGGCAGCGATCCATGCTGCCAAGCGCGACCTTGCATTGGATGACGACATTTACCGAGACATGCTGGAAAGCTGGACCGGGAAACGAAGCTCAGCGGATCTGAATGCCCGTGAGCGTGGCATGGTGCTGAGCAACCTGGGCAAGCTGGGAGTTCAGCGCCAGCCTCTTCAGCAGGTGGGCAGTCACCCCGGCAAACCTAATAACCTGGACTCGACCCCCATGCTACAGAAGATTGAAGCGCAGCTGGCCGATATGCAGCTACCCTGGAGCTACGCGGATGCGATCGCCAAGCGCCAGTTCAGCATTGAACGTGTGGGCTGGCTTAAACGCCGCGAACACTTCGATGCCGTTATCGCTGCACTGCACGTGGAGCAGGAAAAACGCTCACTCTGGGCAGGTGTTGAGCGCGAAATGCAGCGCCTCAGTATCACCGAGGCTGACATCGAGCGCGACTACCAACCCAGAAAAGGCTGGAAACGTAACCGCAAGGCTCTGGCACAATTGCTCAGCCTGCTGAGCCAAAAGGAGGTGTGAAATGTCACGCGAAGGATCAGTAATGGAAGAGCGGCGCAGTGAGTTGCTGGCGGACGTGCATGTCCAGGCGGCCACGATGATGCAGGAGTTCGGTATCGATGCCGCAGTGGCTGACCAGGTAGGTTGCGCACTCGCCGATCACCTGGCCCAGAACTGGGGTGGCCAAAACTTCACAATCCCGATGGATCATCACTACCGTGTCAGCAAACGCGACCAAGAGATCTATAGCGAATTCGATGGGCGCAATCATCACGTACTCGCTCGCAAATTCAATATGAGCGTTCGGGGCATATATAAAGTCATCAAACGTGTCAGAGCAAAGGGTGATCCGGATCAGCATACGCTGTTCTGATCCGGCCCCTCTCGGCCCTTCCGCTATCTGAAAATCCTTTTCAAATTCTCATACCACTCCGTGTCGACGCATCCCGCCCAATCCCACATTTTTCTCACATACCCTGGATATTTATCTCACCCCTGAACAGGAACTACACGTTCTGCTGCCTTGGCCTTGTTAGGACGCTTGACATATACTGGTACGGAAACTCCGTACATGAAGGTGCCGTTATGGACACGATCAGTG